GACTTTCTGTGTAAGTCTAGCTGCGTATGGTTAGGGTTTAACAAGATTGCTGTTTTGGCCGCTACTCTTTGCCTAGCGGCTGCGCGGTGTGGACTACATCGACGAGCAACACGGGTTTGTTCGTAAACGCGAGGCTAAGGCAAGGTTTAGAGAACAGATTTTCAAGGGTTGGGACTACAAGTGCGCGTATTGCCGCGAACCACTGGGCAAATCCGGAACGCTCGACCATATACGTCCCAAGTCGAAGGGAGGGGAGACGGTGCCTTCGAATCTGGTGGCATGTTGCCTTTCGTGCAATACGCGGAAGAGTTCTAGTGAGTGGACGGACTGGTTCAGGATGCAAGAGTTCTGGGAGCCGCATCTGGAGGATGCGATCCAGTGGTGGATTGGTCAGTGATGTTGCCGATGAGGCGGGAGCCAGCCCATTGACTCGGCGTACATCATGCACATATAGTGATCTTCAGCATATCTACAGATTCCGCGGGTGCAGATGCGGTAGTAGGTGTGGCCGTGGTCGTTTTGGAGTTGGTCCAGGGTGAAGCCTTGGCCTAGGTCTTCACTGGTAATTACGTGTGACATTGGGGTGAGCGCGATTCGAGGACGGTTACGCGCTGTTCCACGTGATTCAAGCGGCCGAAGGTCTCTTTGCGGTCGGACTTGATGTCTGTGTGTAGGACTTCTAACTGAGTGGCGATATGTTCGACGGCTGCTGTGAGGCGGATGACGGCGTCGCGGGCTTCATCGCTTCGGCGCGAGAAGCCCATGGCACCCATGGCGGCTACGGATATGGAGGCGCCAGCAACGGCCGCGATTAGTTCAATCATGGCAGCGATGGCTACCACTCAAGTGTAGCTATCAGTGGCCTTGGCCTCGAAGAGGCTTCTTACCACGACGGCGCGGACGACTGTTCTGGCCGTATCCAATGCTTGTGGTTTTTGGTGGTCCGGCCTGGTGGTCAATTCGTGCCGTTCCAGTTTTGGCTTTTACTGCCATGGCATCCCGCTGGCCTTACTGGGATGACGCTGTTCGTCAAGTTGCGCCTGAAGGGCGGCCAAGATCTCGGTGACCTTCTCAGCCCCGAAAGCATCCTGAACCCAGCCGATGACCATTTCCTCAGTCAGGTCGGCATAAGGAATCAGCTTGTCTGGTCGCTCGAAGCCCAGTGACCCATACGCACCGCTGCTGTAGGTGCCGTCTTCAGCGGTGACGGTGTAATGGGCGGTCATCACAAACCCGTCAGCGGTCTCGCGCTCCAGGTTGGCGATGTGCCAAGTAAAAGTGGTGGCCATGCAATGCCTTGATTCGGTGTCAATGTATCAGATTTCAGGCATTGCGTACTCTTGTGTGGTGTTGCAGTAATGCTTAAAAATAACCTCGCTGGTATTGCCAGCCCAGGCGGCTACCTGCGGAACCGGAATGCCGGCTTCGATCCAGTGGCTGATGGCTGTGTGCCTGCAGTCGTACGGCCGGTAAAGGTGTGAGATTAGCCCTGCTTGGTGCAGCGGCTGCAGCTTCTTGCGGAAGTAGCTCTGAAATGCCAGCCGGTCCCATGGGAACAGGTAGTCGGACTCTCGCGGCAAGGTGTCAAGGATTGCCTGGCACTTGCCGTTTAGCGGCACCCATCGCTTTTTGTTGGTCTTGGTGCTGTCCTTCAGACCATGGGTCAGCGTCCAGTTCTGATGCACCAGGATCTTGTTGTCCTTAATGTCAGCCCACCTGAGCGCCCGCACCTCGCCGGTTCGCATGGCGGTCTGCAGCATGAACTCGGTGTACTGGGACCAGTTGACGGTGCGGTAGGTCAGCTTTGCCTCAAGAGCTGCCAGCACCAGACCGATCTCGTTGCGAGGGATGACGATGATCTCTTCGTCGCGCTGCGGCGCCTTGGGCATCTTGAAGCTGGCCAGCGGGTTGCGGTCTAGATAACCGACATCCTCCTGTGCCGCCCACTTGTACATGGTTTTTGTGTACATCGCCACGCGCCGCGATGACAGGACAGGCTTCTGCCCCAACACCCAGATCATCACCTGCCGCGCTTGCTCCAAGTCCTGCACCGGGCAGCGTCTGAGCCATTTGGTGACTTGCCGGTAATCAGACGTCAGACTGGTTGGGCACAGTGAAATGGAACGCTCCGCGAGGAAGGCGTCCCATAGCTCGCTGACTGTCAGTGACACTGTTTCATTTGTGAAGGTGACTACTGTGTCAGGGGTCGTGCCGGAATCGAACCGGCTTTCCGAGTGCGTTGTCCGCCTGTCCTTACCAATGGACTACCGACCCCAGACATTTTAGAGAGTAGGACTACGCGCCCTCAAGGGCTGCCAGACGGGCTTCCATCGCGTCGATCTTCTGCAGCGCTTCCTGCAGCGCAGCGGTCAGGAGCGGCACCAGCTTGGACTGGTCGATGCCCTGGTAGACAGGATTGCCGTCGTCATCGACTGCATCCTTTTCGCCGGTAACAGCTTCGGGAATGACGGTTTGAGCTTCGTGGGCAATGAAGCCGTCAACAGTGCGTTCGGGGTCCGCGATGAAGTTGAAACGGTGCACCTGAAGCTGATTAACGCGATCAATGGCACCGGTCAGCGGGACGACATTTTCTTTTAGACGATAGTCGGACGATGTATTGTAAGAGGTAGACGTAGTAGTAGTCGTAATGCTTCCGGTGTTTGTGTTACCAACACCAAAGAAAAAGAAATTGCCTGGGTTGCCTGCTGAGCGATGAACGTACCAATTGGCGGCACCCGTTGTGATGGTGTGCCACCAACTCTGATCTGCCGGGCTGTAGTAAGTTCGGTGAGTGGAGTCACTGAATGAACCTGATGTATTTGTGCTGGCAATACTTACCGTTCCATTCGCGTGGATTCTCATCCGCTCCGTCGGGCTGCTCGCCCCGTCGGCGGTAGTGGAGAACTCTAGTCTCGACGGCATCGATGAACCAGAGGTCCAAGTCCCGCCATCGCGCTTGGCAAGCATGAACGCAGCCTGTGAGTGGCTGCTATCAGAAAAAGCAATAATCCCTAGCTCGGCCCCATTCGCAGGCGATGTTGTTCCTGCGGCCATTCTGATTGTGCCGCCAAGTGTTGACCCTGCATTTGTTCCTTGAAGGAATAATGTACCGTTGGCAGAGGCGGAAGACGTGCCAACTAAAAATTTCCCATCTGATGTCAGGCGTGCTTTTTCAGTCGGAGAGTTATTGCCAGTGTAAAAACACATGGCCGCAGTTTGACCAGCGGCACCACCAAACGCTTTTAACTGAAACTCATCCGCAGTTGCCTCAATAGAGCCAAAGCGAGGGTTATTGCCAGACTGGGTAACACGAATACGACCAAGGCAATCAATAGTGTCCTGGGGCGTCTGAGTGCCAATCCCTACGCGGCCTGAGGAGTCAATGCGAACTCGCTCAGTAGCGTTTGAATAAAGCTGCAAAGAGTCATTGGCGTTATCGTATTGAACCCGGCCTTGAGCATCGGAATCTGTATCACCAAAGAGTAAATACGAAATGTTGGCTGGATTAGAAACCAGCGCCGCTGCAACAATAGTGCTGGAGTTCTGAACGGTAAGATTTCGACCAGGGCTACTAGTCCCCAGACCTACCCGACCACTGGAGTCAACAAACAGCCGACCAGTGCCACCCGTTGCAACAGCGACCTGATCAGCACCAGGGCTGTAAATGCCGGTGTTGAGGTCGCCAGTGAAGGTGATGCTCGGCGTGCTGGCGCTGCCCAGTGCGGCGCTGATTACGCCAGTGGTCGTAACCGTCTGGCTGCCAAAGTCCGGGCTGATCTTGGTGCCGGCGATGGCGGCAGAAGCGTTGATGTCAGCATTGACGATGGTGCCGTTGGCGATCATCGTGCTGGTAACAGTGCCGGTGTCGCCTGTGGTGACTACTGTTCCGTTGACATCAGGAAGCGTGATCGTCTTATCTGAGGCGACAGAGGCCGGTGCCTGTAGCGCGATGTAGTTGGTGCCGTTTGCAGTTGTCTCGCGGAACTGCACTTGCTGCTGGTTATCCATTACCAGCGCACCAGTCATGGTGTCGCCGGTGACGTTGACGAACTCACCGGCTTCACTGCGCCAGGCGGTACCGTCCCAGACTTTGAAAACCAACGTGCTGCCGCTGGTGTCGAGCCACTGTTCGCCGAGGCTGTTGCCGGTTTGGCCGCCGGATGCAGGAGTTGCGTTTGGGGCTGTCGTGCCAACGTGGACCGGGCCGACTTTGACGAGGGCGCCAGTTGAATCCTTGAAAAATAGGCCTGGGCTTGTGGCCTCAGTATTCATGGCCAGTTGGGCCGTGGCCATGGAAGCCGGGGTTGGCCGCTTGTTCGCAGTGCTACTGCGAAGATGTTGCAGAGCCATTCCTTAACGCCCGAGGTGGGCCGGAATTTACTGCATCAGTCTAGTAAGTCCCATCGTCAAAGGTCACAAGCGTTCCATCGACTGTGCTAGTCCACTCGACGCCGGTTCCAGCTGCGTCGGTTTGTAGCAGTTGGCGGGCAGACCCATCGGCTAGTTTGCTGACGGCAATTTCAGCGTTGGTTGCGACGTCAGCGTTGACGATTGGGTACGAGCTGACTTGGCTCCAGGGTTGGTAGCTAAGGCTGCTCCAGACACTGCTGCCGTTTCCGATTTTGAACTTGCCTGTGTCGGTTTCGCGGCCGAGTTCGTTGGCAAGGAGGATCGGGTTAGTGGCGGTCCAGTTGGCGGCGGTGTCGGCACGCAACTGGAGCTGAACCTGGACCGTCGTAGGGCTCGTCATTGGGAGGCGCCTCCGCCCTGCAAAATCAGCGTAGCGGCAGGGCTACTGGGATTCGCCGCTCCAGCGTTCAGTATAAATGGGGCGACGCCGTTGAAAATTAGGGACGTGTAAGTCTCGTAGTCGAGGATTGTGCGGTTTGAGGCCGTCCCACCGGCAAGTAGATATAGGAGGTTTGTGCCAGTGACGATACGGAGGTTTACTTCGAGGTTGTAGTAAAGACCTTCGTGGGACTCGACAGGGGGTTCGGAGTAGCGGTAAAGCGAATCGGCGGCAACGGCGGCGTAGCGGCCCCAAGCGATGGAAGGAACGATGAAGTAGCCGTGGATCCCGCCATTCTCGGTGTAGTGGGCGCGGAATGTTTCGACTTGTGCTTGATCTAGGCCGCGGTAACTAAGGCGGAAACCGTTGCCGTTGACTTGAAACGAGTGGCGGAAACGGATTGGGCCAGCAAACGTCTGTACTTCGCCGATATTGAGGCGGCCGAGATCGTAATTGATCTGGTTTGGAGCGATCGAAGGGAAGTCGCTCATAACGTGTACGGCGGGATCAGCTCCAGTTGAACACTAGCGCTGATGACACCGGGCGATTCGTCAAAGGTTGGTGGACCAACGTAGATCCACTTGTAGTTTGTGGGGATGGTGATGTTCGAGCCGAGAAGTGTTGTGGCTGTTAAGTCGAATGGGATGAAACGGGCGTGGAAGCTGTAGTGAGCAATAAGGTCTGATTTGGTGTCTTGGTCGATGCCGTTGAAGGTCAAGCGCAAGATGCTGCCAGTGCTGCTGTTAGTGTGGCGCACACCGAGTTCTGTCCCATCCAACGTGCTGATGGGCGTGCTTGCGTATTGCGCTGGCGTAAAGCTGCGTACTTGCGGGTTAAGCGCTGGAAATGTAGCCATTATGTTTTACCTGCCCATGAAAGTAATACTGTTGTTCCGTCGTTACTGAACTCCCAACGTCCACTTATATACGCAGTTATAAACGGTTGATTAGCTGAACCTGGAGGAACATAGTAAATTACGCTAGGGAGAGCGTTTGGTATACCAGTACACAGGTAGTTATTAAATACACTTCCATTTTCGTTTTTACCTAAAGTACCTATATATTGAGAACCAAAGCTATAATTGGAGTATTGCTGTGCCTGTACGTTTGCTCTCCAGGGCACAGGTCCAAGTGCAGGACCTCGAATAAAACCATTATCTTCGTATCTGATACCACTGCTGTAATCTCCTGAACCACCAATTGTTAAGTAGTCGCCAGGTGACATAGGAATCCAGCAACTTGTTACATTGTTGGTAGAACTACCGGCATCGCTTGTTTCTATTACTACGCCAGTCCAGCGTGCATAGCTGTATTGATCTGTATCTGGCTCAACAGGATTGGTATTGCCTGCTAATACGGGGGTGCCAAAACCGTCGGGTTGGGATGGGTCGGGGCAGCGGTACTCGGCGTAGATGATGTAGTCAATATCGTCCGAGGTAAGTGTGATAGAGCCAGGGCCGGTAACGTTTTCTTCGATGGAGACAAGTTGGGCCGACGAATAGTCGAGGATACGGCCTTCGGTGGCGTTCCAGGTGGTGGAATTTTTCGGGAGGCGGTACCAGTAGAGGCGGGCGCCAGGGCAAGATGGAGTGACCGAGACAGTATCGCCGTCTTTGGCATCGCCGAGATTGGTTGGACCGGCGATGCCGATATCGGACGGATTGTTGATGCCGCCGATGATGGAGCCTTCGGTACCAGCCGTGGAGTTGGATTCGAAACTGCTGGCCGCTGGGAGGCCGCCGAGGTTTCCGCCTACATCAGCAATCGGAGTAGTCGAGGTATTGATATTGCAGTCGTAGTTGGCGCGACCGCTGGGAAGAATATAGCCGGCACCAGTGGCGGCAGATACAGCAAGTGCCACGAGACTGCGGTTTTGTGCGTCTACCGGGAAGTGCATAAGATCCAGTTCGACGACACCGGAAATGTCTTTGCGGATGCGCTCGACCTCGTAGAGGTAGTCGTGGAATGTTGCAGTGCCGGCGTTTGTTTCACGGCGAAGTTTGACGCGGACAATGTCGCCGAGTACCAGCGTGGAGTTGAAGGCGTCGGGGCGGACGCGGATGCGGAGGCTATGGGTGATGTACTTGCGGCGTGCCACGTAGTAGGTGCCAACCTTGACCGCGTGGTTTTCGACTGTGCAGAACTCGCTGAGGTCGTACTGCTCGAAGGGGCCGTTGGTGGCCTCGCCGGTGAAGCGAACCTCAGTAGTGCGGGTGATACCGACGTCGTCGTCAGGTTGCTGGCGCCACATCACCAGGGCGCAGAGGGGTTTTCGCTCACTGAGTGGGATGTACTCGATCTGGAAGCCGTCCGGCAGAATGTGCTCTTCGGTAAATCCGAAGACCCAGGTGACGGCGGTCGTTTTAATGGTGTAGTCGTTGTTGATCGGCACCAGGGGGCGGAAGCCTTTTTTGCCGTTCTTGTCGGTGACGCGCAGCAGGAATTTGGGGGCGATTTCCTGTAGCCAGTCTTCGAGGTTGGCGGAGTTTTTGAACTCGCCGTTGTAGAAGAGTGAGTTGGTATTGGTGAAGTTGGCCGCCAATGTCATGGCGGTTGTGTCGATAAGTGCTTCGGGAAAACGGCTTGTTTGGCGAATAAGATATAAGGTCAGGTCGATGATGTTGTTACTTGGGCCGAGAGTGTTGTCGAGGATGCGGGTGACTTGGATGCCGTTGCGGATGAAAGCGTGAATCTGGCGGTCCCACTTGTCGTTGCCGTTGGAGTAGGTGTACTGGAAGCTGAGGGTGGTGAGACCGGCATAGGTTCCACTGGTGCCGCAGTGGACTGGTGTGTCCTGGATGATGAAGGTGTCTGCGGTGACGCGGCGGGTCTGCAGGACGGGGCCGCCGGGACCTGGAGTCAGTGAGCCTGGGTAGTAGTGCTGTTGACCGTTGTAAATGAAGTCCCAGCCGCCGTAGTTGTTTTTGGTGGCGTTGTACCAAGTGGGACTGGCGGTGCCCGGAGCGTCGAAGGAAAACTGGACCGTATCTACGAGGGCGCTGAGATTGAAGAGGTAGCTTCCGGGTAGCCAGGTGCCGGCGCGGCGGTTGTACGTCTGGACGTAGGTGCCAATTTTGCAGACGCTCTGGTAGAGGTCGTTAAGTGGGATTTGCGGGAGTTGGCCTTCGCTGAGCACCAGTTGGTAGCTGGCGACTAGGTCGTTGTTTGCGTTGGATTCGAAACGGCCTTCGGTTGCTCCAGGGGAAACCCAGACACCGCCGTTGTCGTTGACGCGGCGGCAATAAACGATGGGGATTGGGTCGCCGATGACGATGGCGCGTTGCCGGACGTCGAGTTGCTGGGAGGCTTCGGCGGCGCCCTCCTTTAGCGGGTTCGCAACAAGTCCCGTCAGGTATGGAAGCAGCTCCAGGGGATCGCTGACGGCGATGTTCATAGCTTGATGGGGAACCCGACGAGGCCGTTGGTGAACTTGCGGGGCGGGACTTGGGCTCCAACGGGGGCCAGGCTTGAGCCCACTGTAATCGTCCAGGCTGTGAAGGACCCAGCGATTTTGATGATCTCTCCGGTAAAGCCGGCAATCAGGGACTGACTGGAGGGCGGTCCGGTCTGGCTGAGGCGGCTATCGAATTCGTAGATGAGGATTTCGCAGATGCGGTTGTTGTTTAGTGCTCCAGTGAAGATGGAGACGGCTGTGTCGGTAGCTGGAACGTCGACAGTGACGTCGTTACCGCTGCCGGCGCCGCCGATGATGCCGTTGGTGGTAAACGGGTGGTAGGTCCAGGAATTGCTTTGCCAGGTGACGGTTTGGCCGACGTAGTAGTTCTGCCAGCGGGTGTAGGTGCCGCTGTTATCGAAGATTCGGAGGTACTGGGCTTGGCCGCGATTGGTGGTCATCGGACACCCTGGTAGCGGCGCCCGCTGTAGGAGCGGTTGTTGCCGAGCATGGCGCTGGCCATGGACTGCATTGCGGATTCCATGTCAGCTAATGTTACATACTTCGTGCCTTCCTGCTGCATCACGGGGCCAGTCGTGATGTTGATGCTGGGCGGGGTGTCTGATGCTCCAGCTGCCATCCGAGGGAGGGCTTCGGCGCCGCGGCGACCGGACAGCCAATTCTCCGCAAAGGCGGAGGCTTTGGACTGGGGAATCACAAATTCGGGCTGGCCGCCTTCGCCGATGAGTGCCACCGTCGGGCGGGTAACGTAACCGCCTTTGGCGTAGTGCGCTTTGATGTATGACGATCCAGTTTGGCCATTGGCGTACGTGTACTCTGCTTGATACACAGTTCCGGTTCTTGTTTGTGCTGTAGATGCCCGGGTAACGGCATATCCTTGCATGGATATAACCCGTTGTATTTGATTAGCGGCATTACTAGCCTGTGAAGTTACACTTGCCATACCGGAAGCTAACGTCCCAGTGATATTGGCGCTTCTGACTAGGGCATTGGATAATTGTTGTGCATTTTGAGCACTGAATCCAATTTCACTGCTTACGAGTTTTTGTTCGTACTGCTGTTGCGCTGTTAGAACTTTACTTTGCAGCTGAGCACCTGCTGTTACTGCTTGGTATTGTGCAATTTTAGTTTGCGCGGTCAGCTGTTCTTCTGCAGCAGCAGTTACATTGTTTTGGCTGGTTATTGTTTTAGTTAGTTCTGTGTCGATGCGCTGCAAAGCAGCCAAACGCTTGCTGTCTTCCAGCTCGCCCGCCACGCGCAGACGTTGCAAACTAGCTTCAGCTTCAATTTGGTTAATTTTTGATTTTTCTAGCTGGACATTTAATTTTAACTTTTCAGTATCAAAATTTATACTCTCGATTGCTTGTTGGTATTCAGTTTTTGCTAAAGCAACAGCAACTTGGAATAGACGTTCGGCTATCTGCAGACGATCCGTTCGTGTTTGTGCTAGGGAGTATTCGCGTTCCAGTTGCTGTTGCTGTAAAGACAACACAGCGTTTTCGGCTTGGTAATAGGCTGTACTAATACTAGAACGTGTTTCCAACGTCTTTTGCTGTTTTTCTATTTCTAAAGTAGCTTTTTGAAGCGGTATTAACGCTTTTTCTGCGTTAACGATTTGCATTTCTTGTGCATTTTTAAGTTTTTCGTATACAAGTCCCTGCTCTACTAAACTATTTTTAATGTCTTGCTCTTGTAGAGACTGACTGCGTTTTGCTTCTAGTTGTTTAACGGCAAGTTCCAGCTGCTTTTTACCTTGTTCGGACTGTACGCCAGCATTTTCTGTGCGTAAATCGTTTAACTCTTTATCAAATTTTGCGTTTATTTTTGTTTTTTCGATGCGGTCATCTAACGCGGCGTTTATTTGCTTTTCCGCTATAGTCCTACCTAGCGTACGTTTTTGCTCTAAGTCAAGTAATTTACTTGTTTGCACAAGTTCAGTATTTTGCGTATCCGTCAAACGAACTAGATTCGCAATACGCTTCTGTTCTTCTTCGCTTACAGCTTCAATAAGTGCTTTTTCGGTGCGTGTCCCAGTGATAAGTTCGGTAATGTTACCGATAGCCCATTCCAAGCCTCGCGCTATCCCACTAAGAACACCGGAGGAAATTAAATTTACGAGTTGTAGTGTTTTACCTAAGCCTTGGAGTATAAGTGTAAGCGCACTTACGAACGGTGCACCAATGATAGATAATGTTGCAGATGCAGCACCCAAAAACTCGTTCCAGGAAGCACTAAGCTGATTGACATTGTTGGTTATATCCGTTACAGCTTCCGGAACCAAACCTGTTTGGAGTGTGACCTGTTTGCTGATAGCATTTCTGGCCGCTTCGGCTTCGCCAGCTTTAAGTAAAAGACTGATTTGATAGTCTAATTCTGCATTTACACGAAGTACGCTTGCATAAAGCGCATCCATGTTTAGCGTTTTTGTAGCATTACCGATTTCTGCTATACGCTTTTGTGCGTCTTCTAGTTGTTGTCCGATAGCAGAACCTAAAATCTGACCACCGAAACCTGTACCAACTAGAGAACCTAACAAGCCGCCGGATACTTGTCCGACTCCGCCACCGAATAGAAGAGGGAAACCGGCACCGAGGGCAAGATTCTCAAAAGCAGCACCCCGGCGTACAAAGGGATTTATCGAACTGGTAGGTCCTGAAGCGGATGGCACACCGGCTCCCGGTCTGCGGCCTCTTTCGGTAAAACCTGGAGGCAGTGCAGGTCCTTGCAGGGGTCCTGCTCCTGTGACTATGTCTAGCTGTCTGTTGACGCGAGCAATTTCTGTCTGAAGTGTCCGAAAATCTACACTGCCCGCTTCAACAAGATTAAAAACACGACTTAACTCTGATTCGTACGCACGTAAGCCAGCAATATTCGACGGGAGTTGTTTTCCGAGTGCTAGTACGCTTTTTGTTAATCCTGTAGGACCTTGCTCTTCTGCGCTAAGGCCGCCTACGCCACGTCGAGTGTACAAATTTTTAAGGGTATTAAACCGTTCTAGTTCTGCACTAATGAGCTTGTTTGTTGCTAACTCAGCAGCTTTTAGTGAGTTTGTAAATTGATCCGAACCTACTTTTGCGTTTGCTGCTACCGAACGAAAGGTTGTTAGCTGCTGGTTTAATCCAGCGATAGATGACGCGAAAGCTGCTGAACGGCTACCACCGTCGGCATACTTTTTTACTAAATCGTCTAGGTCTTGTTTAGCTCTTTTTAGTTCGTCGCTGCCTCGTTTATCGAACAGTGTTGGGACCGGTTTGATATTTTTTATCAGACGGTTTATTGACTCGATTCGATCTGAAACGGTACGGAGTCCGTCAAGACCGTTTACACGGAGGTCGATAACGGCTGAGTATCCGGCCACGTCCCAGTGCTACAAAGTCTTTCTGAAGTCTATCCCGTAGAAAAGCCGCCGGGGTTAGCGGCGGCGTTTGGCTTTTTCGTAGGCGGCTTTTTCCTCTTCGGCCCGGATGCTGTAGTAGGCGCTCCAGGCGAGCAGCTCGTCGGTGGTCATGGAGGAGCGGAGCTGGTGGAGTGTCATGCCCAGCTTCTCGGCCACCGTGAACTGGAACATCCAGTAGGAGTCCTTTTTGAGGCAAGCCTCAAGGGCTTTTGGTGTCGATCTCTTCCGTGTCTTCGGTCAGGATGGCCAGCATCAGGGCTTGGAGGTCTTTGTCCTTGACCTCGTTCTTGAGGATGTCGATTTCGCCGGGCTTGAAGAGCTTCTGGCCGTTTTCGTCGCAGGCCTTGCTAATGAGGAGTTGGAGGGCGAAGGCGGTGGCGTCGTCTGATTTGGCCTGTTTTTGGGCGCGTTCGCGCTCGGCCATGGTGAGCGGGGTGATCCACATCTCGAACTCGCTGCCGTCGGACAGTTCGACGGTCTTTTTGGAGGGTTCGAGATTGGCGGCTTTCCGCAGGCGCTCCAGGGCAGACAGGGCGGTCGGAGCAGGCATGTGAACCAGTGGAAGGTGTTTCTAGTGTAACGCGGTAGAACGAAAAAGACCCCGGTTTGCGGCCGGGGTCGGTGTTTGGGGATTGCCGTAGTGTGACGGATCAGCTCTTGCTGAGGTCGAAGGTAGGGGCGGCGCTGGGGCGGAAGTTGATTGCCACCGACTGGCCGTCGTCAGGGTTGACGGTGAGGCTGGCCGAGGTCAGGATCACCGGGACGCTGATGAAGCGACTGGTGGTGTCGTTGACAGTACCAGAAGCAACAACTCGGTCGATGTAGAGCTTCATCGTGGCGCCGGACTGTTCGCGCTGGATGACGTCCTCGATCATTCGACTGGCCAAGTTGGTGTCTTCGTCGGTGGTATACACCGTGGCCGAACCGGAACCGTCGGCGAAGCCGGGGATGTAGGTGCGGAACGGGGTGTACTGGCCGATTTCCTGACCGATCGTGGTGACGTCGATCTCGGCGCGGGTGATCTCAAAGCTCCACTCGCGGACAGAACCCACAACAGCGGGGGCGGTGTAGGTGATACTGGCGAAATTGGCGCCAAAGCCTGAGGGCTGAGCAGTTGCAGTCGCTGCGGAGCCGCCAGCGGTCGAACTGATCGTCATGACGCCGGTGCTGGCGTTGTAGGTTTTGACAAAGTAGGCGCCAGCGGCGATGGCGTTAGTGG